AAGGTTTTCCACTATGAAAGTTTTGACACCAAGTTTCACCATCAACATGCATATCGTTTTCTCCTAGTGGTCCGTCTGATGTTTCTATATCATTAGACACAACAGAAACGTGAACTACTTTGTTTTCTGAGTTTAAGTGAGCAAAATGAGCCATAAGCTATTCCCCTCTATTACGCGTCGTTTAATACTTCGTAAGATATGTAAAGATCTAAATCTCCCGCAGCACTTGCTCCGCCTTTTAGAATGTCTGCTTCCATTAAATAGATTGGATAGTCTACAAGTACAAGAGTAGAGTCAGCTGGGACTGCTACTGTTTTTGCTAGATATACCGTTGAAGCACCTGTTGCTGTGATACCTGTTGCACCGTTACCCATTCCGTCAACGAATAAATCTACATCTGCTGAACTAGAACCGTCTACGTTTGCTACAGTAATTCTGTTAATTTTTAATATTACGTCTGATGCAACTGTTAGTAAAGTTGCTGTTAAAGTATTTGATAGATTAAAACCAAGGTTACCACCATTGATTGTTGCTACATTTACTAGATTTGGTGCTGCCATTTTTTATCTCCTTATTATATTATTAACCAAAAACTAATGCCATTGCAATAGCTTTACCAGTTGTTATTCCCGCCTGAGCGAAACTTAAATTACCAGAGCCATCTGTAACTAAGGCTTGGTTTGCTGATCCGTCAGCGCTTGGTAAAGTAAAAGTTACGTTCGATGAAACTGTAGTCGGTGCTTTGAAAGCAACGAAATTAGAGTCATCTGCGTCTCCAAACTTTAACAAATTTTGTGTTGCTAATTGAATGTCGGAAGAATCTCCCATTACATCAATTATGTTTGTTCCATTAGAATATAAGAACTTATGACTTTTGTCAGTTGTTGCAAAAGTTGATCCTGTGCCTGATGCTGTTTTAAATAATACTGTGTATGCTCCTGATGTAGAATTTTTAACAATGTATCTCATTTCTACTGAATCAGGAATAGTTACAGTTTGATTTCCTGTGATAGTACCAGTTAACTCAATAATAGTTGTTGCTACTTCTGAACCTGTGTTACCGTTAGTGACACTTAAAGCTGTTGTTTGTGCTCCGCCTGCTATTGATTTAGCAATATAACCGGAAGCAATTTGTTGCATAATGTTAAGGTTCGTGTTTGTTTTATCACCCCACGTACCTGAATTTTCTCCAGTTGCCATTAATTCAACACCTAAAGACGAATATGTTGATGCCATAATTTTTTCTCCTTAAATTTATTTTACTTTATGCAGCTATCTCTGTCCATACTGCACTATTATTTGGATCGATTTCGTTCCAAACATTTACGCTCTCTGTACCAATTGTAGGCGTTAGAGTAAGCCCTGTCAACTCTGCCTCTGCTGAAGCACCTGCAACAGCAGAATTTATTTCTACTGTACCTGCTAAAACTCCTGTTACATCTACAGGCGTTAATGCATCAAGAGCAGCAGTGCCATCAGAAATATCTAAAATTTGTCCTGTTAATTCTAATGTAGCTGTACCTGTGATTGTAACTGTACCAATTGAAGAAGCTAAAACTTGTCCTGTAACTTCAGCGTCTGGTGCAGGATCTACAGTGCCTTCTGCTGTAGTCATAAACATATTTACTGCAGCTGTGCCCCATTCTTGTTGGCCCCAACCTATTACACCATAACCTGGATTTGATATTGTACTTAATTGAACGTCTGCACCAGCTTGTCCTTCAGATGTTCCTAATGAGGATGTTATAGATTCTGCTGTTGCTGTAATTGAAACTGATAATGTTGAAGTACCCCAATCGTTTTGACCCCAAGTTAATCTGCCCCAACCTAAATTAATTTCTGAATCAATAGTAACAGAAGCTACTGTAGAATTAATTTGTTGTCCTGTTGCTAAAGCGTCTCCTGCTATACCCCACGCATCAGAACCCCAAGTTAATCTACTCCAACCTTCGTTTACTTCTGCATCAATTGTAACTGATGCAAGAGTTGAATCTAACTGTTGTCCCGTAGGTGCAGCTGCCTCATCAGAGTCACCCCAAACTTGTTCGTTCCAAGCACTTCTTGACCAACCTTGAGTAACATCCGTTGTAACTGTTACATCTGCTAGTGTACTCTGTAATTCTATTCCTGTAATTACAGCGTCTCCAATTGCTCCCCAAGTTGTGAAGCCCCAAGTGTTTGCACCATATCCTGCATTTATTTCATTAAGTATAGATACCGAAGCAACAGTTGTATTTATAGAGATTCCTGTTGCTGTTGGTGAAGAATCTTGTAATTCGTTCCATTCGTTAAAACCATAAGGACCTGCACCCCAACCTGTGGCTGGAGTTGCAATGAATGTTCCTATAGATGTATTTAGATTAGCACCACTTAGGTCGACAAGATTATTATCACTTTGCCAAGAATTATCTCCCCAGCGATTTGTTCCCCAAGTGGATGCCATCTAATTACCACCTTATGCGATTCTTAATATTGCTGCAGCCCTCGTAAAGTTTGGAAACTGAATTGTAAAAGTTCCCGATGTTGCAGTTTTATCTGCACCAAAGTCTAATACTGCTACAGCTTTGTTTGCATCAGTTGAGTTATAAAGTAAAGCACCTCTAGCTGTCAGAGTAACTCCTGTAAAAGATCTGTTTGCAAAATCTACGATTGCAACAGTTGCTGATAAAGAAGTTGTTTGTCCTGCTAGTACCCCACCTTTAGCTGCGTACTGACCAGATGCTGAAACTTCACCACTTGTTGTGTAAGATGTAGTTGCTGCACCTAAAGTTGCTGTTGAAACATATAATGCGATTTTAAAAACATCGCCACCATTTTGAAAGGCGTGTGTACCTTGTAACAATTCTCTTTTGAAAGAACTGCATACTGCTTGTGTAATTGCCATTTTTATCTCCTTTTAAATTTTATGGTGATGGAGATGAAACTTTAACTCTCGGTACCCCATCATCGTACTCGCCTCTACGTCTTCGACCCATTTGTTCGATTCCAAAGGCTTGTATTTCTTGATTATACTTGTTTTGATAGGTGTTGTATAGAGTATCAGGACTTTTTAGAAAAGTAAGTGCCTCTACCATTGCTCCCAAAAATAAAAGATCAGGAGCTTTTGTACTTAAATATGTTGAGGTTTTTTGATTAGGTACAACAGCAGCATTATCTGAACTAAATAAATGTTCAGGATATTTAACGTAATTTATTTGAACTGAATCAGCTGCATCAGGAACAGGCGCAACTACGATGTATTGATTACCATCAGTATTCTGCCACATAGCATAATATTTAGGAGTTCCTGTTGCATCTGTAGGATTAAACTCGCTTATAAATGAATTGTCTCTTTTTTCTAAAAATGTTCGTGTATTGTTGCTTGCTATATGCTGAACAGATCTAATTACTTGTAAATCTGTAGGAAGTAATAAATATCTGTTATTTGCTTGAAACGTGGCCGTTGCATATTTTCTATTATAATCACCGTCCACTGCTCTATAAATTTTAACTTCTGCATCTTTGATAAAATCATCAACAATAGCGTCAGTTAAAACATTTGAATCTACTTCAGTGTAGTTTCTTATTTTAGTTATTAATTGTGAATACGTTATAGACATTATGAAATCTCCACAGTTACAGATCCAACAGACGATAACGCCTGTCTAGAATTATTTACATCGTTTGGTGTCACAGGATTAGGCTGCATACCATTAGATTGAAATTGACCTGGCCAAGCAGCTGGTGATAAATCAACCAATGCACCCGAACCTGGGTTTACATCAGGTCTTGGTTTTAAAAGAGCTATTGCATCTGCTTTATGATATGGTGGATCTAATTGTGGATGTTTAGCTTCATACTCTGAAACGTGCACAATAGAACCATTCCACTCTTTAACCATTTCTTTATATGGAAACTCCATACCTGATCTATCTGATATCGCTTTTGATCTTTTACCTGTTGCGTATGCCATTAAACTCCATCTCCATAAAATGTTTGAGGTGAGATATAAACTGAAGTTCTTTGCCCATCTTCAGTTAACGCTCTCTGTAACTCATCCTCATAAAATAATTTTAAGCCTTGTGTTAATTGTGGTGCTTTTTTTAATGATAAATAATACGCTAAGCCTGAGCACATACAAGGTAGAAATCTATAAACGATATCTGTTTGATTTGTATAAACACCGGCATCCTGTATTCTACCAATGTAATAATATTTCACATAAGTATACGTGCTTGCGTCAGGAGTTAAATATAAAGTTATTGTTGGTGTTATCTGTCTGTTTACAAAATATTGAGAAGGTTGTCCTCTCGAACCTTTGTTAGGTAAAGCAGCATAAGCTGATCTATCTATCTTTGTTAATGATACATCTGTGATTGATGTGCCTATTCCTGTGTTAGTAGAAATGTAAGCTTCTAACACGTCATTACAGTCTGCAGGAGTAGTGTACGTTGCTGTGCCTGCAGTTAATAACTGTTCCTTTAACGTTACCTTCCAAAGGTGAACACCTCTGTTACCCCACTCTGATAAAAGAAGATTTAAACTTCTTCTAGCTGATCTTAAATCTTTTCCACTATTAGTACGTACCCCGCATCTCTCGTATGCTTCTTCAATTATATCATCGATATTTAAATCGAATGCTGTAGTACCTGATGTTGCCATAGTTCATTAAATTAAATCTTTGATGTAAGACATATCCTTCATTGGTACAGATTCATCCTGCAAGCCCATACCTTTAGATCTTGCTTGACCATATCCTTTAACTTCCATACCTCCCATTGCTTTCATCATTTTGCCTTTTTTAGCTTTTGCTTTACTTGCAGCTGACATTTGATTAAA